TACAATGATGACACTTAGAATTAAAGATAATACATGTCCTCATGATTTTAGAGAAATAAAAAATGCAGGACCAGCAAATGAGACACATGTAATTTGTATTATCTGTAAGAAAAGAAGAAAGTTAACGAGGAATTAATATGCATGTATTGAGAATTGATAGTAGAGAAGAATCTGAATTATCAGAAAGGGTTCTTGAAAAGGCACAAGCATTGAATATCAAAGCTGAGAAAGAATGGTTAGATATTGGCGATTATGTTTTCAATAGCGTTTGCTTTGAAGCAAAGTCCTCTTTTGATTTTCTTCAATCAATCATGACAAAGAGATTATGGAATCAAATGGATAACATGGATAGAGCTTTCGATGACAACCTTGTTATTGTCTATGGGTCATTTGATGCCGCATTTAGAACATATGCTGCCCATACTAAAACAACTATGGATAAAAGAGCATATAGAACATTATTACATAGAAGATTTTATGGTTCTATGGGTAGAATCATATTAGATTACGATTGCAATTTAATTTGGTGTAAGGATGCTAATACGGCAGCAGAAATTATCTGCACAGTATGTAAAATGCAACCACATGATAGAGAAGTCTACGCACCTAGAATTGTTAAGAGAATAACAACGACTGACTTGAGAGCAGATGTTCTTTGTACTATCAAAGGAGTCAGTCCAAAGAAAGCAGAAGATTTGCTAAAGAAATTCGGTTCCATCATGGAGATTGGCGAGGCAACTACCGAGGAAATCTGTGAAATTGAAGGAATTGGCAAAGTCCTAGCAGCGAGGATAATAAAAACGCTGCATACCGAAAATAAAATGGAGATATAAATATGAATGAAATGAAAGATGATGAATTAGACAGGATTTACTATGAATCACTGTCAGAAGAAGTACCAACGAAGAAAAACAGTATTTTACCAAATATTGTAGAGAAATACATCAATAGTGCAGCAGAAGTATCAATGTATAACGAAATTCCTGCCGCTCTATCGTTTTTCGTACTTTTAGGTCAGTTATGTAAGGACATGGTGGCTATTCCCTTCGGGAGAAGGGTGGATGACACTAGAATCCAACTGATTTGGATGCAAACGTCAGGAACAGGTAAGTCTGAGATGTATAATTTCTTTGGGCCTATCTCAAACTACGTTTTTGAGCAGCTAAACGAAAAGCATGGGACAGATTTTGATGTTTTTAATGTTAAAGACATTACAGATGCTGCATTAGTCGGTTCTGTCACTACAGTTAGAGAGCCAGTAGAAGATGAGAACGGTCAAACAAGAATGATGGATATTGTAGAGCCTATTCCGGGTGCATTAGAAGGAGATGGTCTATGTTGCTATGACGAATTTGAGTATTCAGGAGTATTCAAGCCATCAATGCATAAAGAAAATGTGATAATGTACATGAATACGTTCATGAATTCGATTCATGGGCAGAATTGGGTCATCACTGTTAAAAGAAAGGATGGAGAAGTATTAGAGTGTAGATGCCAAAGGAGTATTTTTGCAACTACATATATTCCAAAGACAATGACTACAGTTATTGCGGAAACAGGAATAATGCAACGGTCTATTCTGTATATTCGTGAAGTACCTATAGAGATACAGAATGAATTAAGAGAAAAATTAGCCGCTTCTTATGGTAAGAGAGTAAATAGAAAGCAACCAATAGAACAATTTGGTAAGGCATTTGTAAAAATCTATGAAACGCTGATGACTCGCTACAAAGAAGTAGATGAAGATGCTGAGGCAACTATAGCGTTTCACGATTCCTTTTCAGATGCAGTGGTAAACGAAACAAAGAAGTTTGAGCAGTTTGTTCAGAGTAGTAGGCCAGCCGTATTAGAGTTGGCTAATAACTTCATTACTAGAATGCAGGGGAATATGGGTAAGATGGCAGTTTTGTGTTGTGTTGCAGAAGCTCCAACTACAAAGGATAAATCAAAAAGATTCGTTGCCACTAGTCAACATGTGGTACAGGCTTCACATCTAATCAAACAGTGCTACAAGTCATTGGTATCTTGGTTGGACATGTCATTAAAGTATGAACACAAAGGATTGTTAGAAGCTAATAGCTCAAAGGACTTTATTGCAGAATACAATAAAATGATAAGTAATGGTCTTGGTGATAAAGACGGCTATGTTCATAAAACGATGCTACTTGAAAACGTCAGAAAACATTCCAAGAAAGGTCAAGCCACAGTTTATAGACATTATAAACAACTATTAGGTGAACAACGGTTCGCAGAAACTAAGAAGGGCAAGGCCGTATACACAAAAATAGGAGAGGAAGAGAAATGAAGAAGATGTTTGACAATAAATTCTTGGTTTTTCAGGTAGCTGAAGGTCCAAAGATAATCATAGAGTCGCTTGATACTCAAGGTAAAGATGGATGGGAAGCACATTCTATGATAACTGTTGGTGAAGACAAGATTGTAGTGTTTCTAAAAAGAGAGATGCGAATAGAAGACCCGAACCCAAAGGAAGACGCTAAGGCTAAAGTGGATGAATTATGGGAAGTCGGTGAGTAGTTTGTCTGTATTAGCAATAGATTTGGAAACCAAAAATTATTCTCATGAAATAGGGGGCTGGGGTAATACCCATATGTTTAGGGTATCTACTGTATGTACCTATGATGGAGATGTTGGTACTGTCTATGTGGATAAATCGCTCGGTGATTATCAAAGACCGAACACAGTGGTTAAATCACTATCTGATTTGAAATTTGATTTAGATGACCACATAGAGAAAGGTGGAACCCTACTAGGACATAACATAGTTGGTTTTGATTTACCTGTTCTCAAAAATTCTATGGATATATATTGCATAAGGAAATACCTAGATAAAAAAGCATACATAGATACTAGTAGAATACTTAACAAAGAATACAAGGAAAGATATTCTTTGAATAATTTGGTTCATCACAGTCTAGGAGAAGAAAAACTGATGAAAAGCGAAGATGCACCTATATTATGGAAATCAGGAAAATACGTTGAAGTGGTAGATTATTGCCTAAAAGATTGCGAATTAGTATATGATTTGTGGAAATACGGCCAAAACAATAAAATGGTAAAGGGGTTCTCATTAGAAAAAGAGGAAGTCCTCGACTTAGGAGTTGATTGGTAATGGCAACGGCAGTAGAATGGATTATTGGAATATTGTTTATACTTGGAATGTCGCTTCTTTTCTTTGCAGCATTTGGCACATCGAAATATAGCGAATCAAATATAGATGAGTACATGCAAAAGTTAGAAGCACAGATTGTTGAAGAGGAGAGGATGGCTCGTATCCCTCCGAGATAATTGTAGATTCTGCAATAAATCTACTATACCTAGAAGAATCAAAGGTAAGATAGTAGGCTCTAATGAGACAATAAAAATTTGGCAATGTAGAGAATGTAAAGGGCTTTGGTCGGATTAACCCCCGGCCAAAGTCCCGATTTTTTTTTGGTTTTTCAAACCGATTTTTTTAATTTTTATTGGCCCTTATTTAACAATGTATATTTACTAGTTAGTGTAATTTCCTCACCATATGGATGTCGGGAGATTCACGGAATGGCTAATGAGGAAAATAGGAATGATACTTTAACAGTGCTAATGCAAAGGTATCCTGATTGGGATTGGGATTATTGGATGGCACAAATATGAATTCAGGATTCATAATTTGGTCACTAGCTGGATTTTTTTATTTGTTCGGTGCATATTTGTTAGCTCAGGAATTAGTACTCTTCAAAAAAATATGGAAAGACCAAAATGAGTGAAAACAAATGATTGAAATTTTTGACATGGACATTGTACTTGCCTTAGAGATTAAAATTCCTCTCGATGCTTACGCTCCCTACCTTCTATTTCTCGCAGGTGGTCTAATTTCGTGGTTGGGTAGATTAGACTACCTTGCGATGGAGTCGGCCAAAAGTCAGGCTCTCTAGGGTGGGTTAAAACGGCCATTTAGAAAACGAATTTACAATGGGGTTGCAGATTTGAATTTGCCACTAAAGAAGGTAAAATTGAACCGTTTTCGTTGGTGGGACTGTGAATTAATTTAACCATGAAGGCATCGTGGGTACATTTTGCATAGCTTCGTATGGGTCATCATAGTCATTTGGTAAATCCAAAAGTGCCTGTCTGTATGTAGCCAACTCGGTTTGTTGTTCTTCTGTGAGAGTGTTGTAAAGTATTACTCCCTGATAGATATCTACTTTTCTCAAATGATTATTTCGCTTTGCTCTTAATTCCTGCCAAGCAAAATCAAGATGTGCATCGGGGTCAT